CCTGATAGTTCTCCTGCCCGTGCATCGGCGACTCAAGGCCCATGTCGCCGGCGTCGACGATTGCCTCGTATTGGTCCGCGCTCAGCGCAGTGAAATTATAGGAAGCGCGGTCAAGCGTCGTCTGCATATCGGTCTCCAATGATAGCGACGGCAATCCGGTACGGGTCGGGGAAGAGTGGAGACACCCGCCCGGATCGCCGCCGCCCCCAGCATGCCTCGTAGACGCGTTGAGCGCCACGCCACGGGCTGTTCACCTACCGATGCGTAGAATCACCCACCCCGCCGCTCGTCGAGCGCGTCGGTGAAGACCATCATGACGCGGCCTGCTTCTCCCGATCATGTGGGCAATACCCAAATGCTCCGAGAGCGAAGTTGCAGTTCATACAAAGGGCACGAAACCCTGCGGGATAGCCATTTTTACTCAACCAGAGATACATGCTCATCCCCCCCAACCCGGTTTCGCGGCGATGCTGCGCGCCATCACCATTGATATGGTCAATCGCGAGGAACTCAATCCGCGACTCTCCGCAACAGGCGCAGACGCCGCCATACGCTGCCATCGCCGCGATTTTCAGCTCGCGGTTGCGCACCTGCGAGTAGAGCCTGCGCTTATCCCAGTTCGCGTAATATTCTTCACGGCTTCGCCGGCGCATCTCGTCCTTGTTCGCCTCGTATCGCGCCTTGTGTTGCGCGCGACTCCTTTCCCGATTCGCCCAATACCACGCCTTGCTCCGTGCTCGATCCCTGTCCTTGTTCTTCTCTTTGTACTCTTTCGTGTGTTCGCGATTCGCCGCGCGCCATGTCTTGCCATAGGCTGACATACTCTCACGGTGGGCCTCCCGCCATGCGGCAAAATAGACCGACCGGCACGCCCTGCACTCGTTTCGCAAGCCATCGGGTGAGGACGGGCGTACCGTGAACTGGGAGCGCGTTTTGAACTCGCCACAGGTTCGGCACTGCTTTGTTGGCGCAAGAAGAGAGAGTTGGGTGTACGATGACATCGCCCGCCACCTCCAGTGTGGTTGGGTCACGCCGGGGGCGTTCATACCGCCGCCCGGCACTACTATTTCACGACAACATTTTACCCGATTTCGCCTGTCAGGACAAGGGAAATCGTCACTCTCGTCGCGGGTCAAGGGCATCTAGGTAAATAACTACTTGATCCTGAGTGCGGGCAAAGAAGCCCGCGTCGATGCCCGCGTCGATCACCGTTTTTGCTTTGCGGCCGATCTCGTCCCAATCGAGCAGGCGCTTCAGGTCCCGCATGCTGATCGTCGCCCCGCCGCCGCGTTCCCGCACCAGATCGCAGGCGTACCACCAGAGCATCGTCGCCCACGGACCGGCGGCAATCACCCGCTGATGTTCGCGCCAGCCGGCCGGCGGCGGCGGTGACGGCAACGGCCGCACCATCGGTCGCGTCAGTGGCCCCGATGGGCGATAGGGCGGTGAGACGCCTTCATCATCGGTCGTGGGTATCTGGCGCGTGTTCACGGTACATCCTCCCCCTCAATCAAATGGTTCCTCTTCCTCGTCACTTTGATCGAAAATTGGGTGTAATAGGCGCACCTCCCGCCCCTCCATCTTGGCGATGTACCGCTCATGCGCGTTCACGCGGCGCGAGGTGCGCTCGATCAACTGGCGGTCATGCGTGCGCTTGCGCTCATGCGTGACGACGATTCGCCACAACCAGATCAACGCGGCGATGCCGGGCAGCGCCACAATCACGTCGAGCAGTGTCTGGGTGTCCCGCATCCCGCATCCCTCACGCTGGCGTCAGCGCGGTGACGTTGATCCAGTTGTAATGCGGGCGATCATCGCGCTGGACGCACACCTCCACCGTCAGCCAGTGGTAGGGGCCGAGGTCGCTGGTCGTGTAGACATCGCGTGCCTGGGCGATCACCGTGCCCTGCACGCCGTCATAGCAGCGGACGCGCGCGCCCACGGGCATCTGCTCGCGGACCAGCACGCAGTCAGCGGTCGGTGGCTGCTCACTCACACTGCGCTCCTTTCGAACGGGAGCACCTCGGGTGGCACGTCATACCCTGCGGTGCGTGACACATCCTCGGCCAACTGCTGCGAGAGGTTGTGGGCAACGACGAAACAACAGGCGGCGATCTGGGCCGGGATCAACCCCTTACCCTGCGCCTGCGTCGGGAGGCCGCGCTCGTTGACGCGGATCAGGACGACGTACTCCGTCTCACCGATGGCGAAATCGGTGCTGGTGATCGGTCGCTTGTGTGCGCGCTCGAGATGGACGAGGAAGACCGCCCACGAGAGCGCGACGGCGAGCGCGAGGATGATGCAGGCCATGACACCGATTGCGACATCCATTGGACCCTCACAGTTGGAGCAGTGCGGTCGTCGCGAGGCCGTTGAACTCGAATGCGAACGTGCCGGAATAGGCGATCGCGCCCAGACCTTGCGGGTTGGAACCATTGCCAATCGAGACGAAGCGGATGCGCGCCACGCGCCCCGGCTGGGTGAAGTAGCGCGAGATTTCTACCTCGAAGTCGCTGGTGAATCCCGCGCCGCCCTGCGTGTTGCTCACCTGATTCATCAGTTCCGGCGTGACATTGGCGAACTGACCGCTGCCGTTGTCGATCCATACCTGGATGGCAGCGGGCCGATCCTTGAGCAGGATCGCGCTCGTCAGGGCGTGCGTGTGCTGCGGTAACGGGCCCGTGAGCGTCGTCGGGTACTCATTGTCGAGCGACTGCTGGATTGGCGCGGTGTGCGGGTGCTTCGCGGGGGTCAGATCGACCGCGTTCGCACCCGTCCCCGGTGGTTGCAGGGTGTAGATGGTGCCGGAATGCCCGTTGCTGAAGACGGTCACACTCTCCCCGTCACCCCCCATCCAGAGATAGCGATCCGGTGCCGCGTTGTAGGGGACGGACGGGATGCTCAGATTGCGGGTCTGATTGATGACGCTGATCGGGTGGACGTGAATCGGCAGTCCGGGTGTCTCGGTCGAGGTCAGGATGCCCGTGGGGATGAACGACGAACCGGCGACAGGATTCACCCGGTGAAAGCCGTGCGGGATCGGGATCGTGATCGTCGCGTCACTGTTCTGCGCCAACGAGATCGTCTGCCGGTACTGCTCGAACCGCACGCGCAGGTAGGCGCTCTGGCAGCGCGTGACGTTCGGCAGAATGCGGAGATCGACCACCACGTCATTGAGACTATCCAGTTCACGGAAGGTCGTCGGCCAAATGAACATCGAGGTGTTCGCCTGCGTCGTCGTCTGCACCGCCGCCAACTGCCGCGCCTGATCGGCCGCGAACGTGGCGTCGGTTGAGCGGTACTTGCCGTTGTTGCTGACCAGCCACGTGTCGGTCACCCCGCCGCTCGTCGCATAGGCACGGGTGCAGCGCAGCACCTGGAACCAGTCATCGACATCGAGACGCTGGAAGGGGATGCCGTTGACATTGCCGTAGCTGTGGTACTCGACATAGGCATAGTCACCGGCCCGCACCGGCTTCCCGCGCCCGTCCGTCTCGAACGTCAGCGTCAGGTGCGGCTCGCCCGCGCTCGTCAGTTTGCCGACTGCTGAGACATACAGCGCGCGCTCCGTCAGTTCCTTCGTCGCGGTGGACGGGTTGGGGTCCGTGTACGAGTACTGCGAGTCGGCGCCGCCGCCCTGCATCTCACCATACTGCGCCACGCTGTCACGATGGACGACGTAGTACTCGTAACCGCCAACCGCCATCCCGCGCCGATAGATCGGGAAGGCGGCGTTGTACTCAGGGAAGACGATCCCCGCGCTGGACCGATAGCCACCGGGATAGCGGCCGTAGTTCTCGTAACGCGGGTCATTGAGAATGCGCCAGAGATGCTCGAGCGTCACGGGATTGGAGCCGCCGCCGCCCATCGGCGTGGTGAGGTTGACAAGGGTGGTCGCGTCCGGACCTGTCTGGGTGATCGCGGCAATCACGCGATGGTTCGGCACCAGCGTCATCTGCTGCACGTCACCGCCCATGCCGTCCACGAACCGGCAGGTTGACTGCGTCCCGAATGGCCCGAACTCCACCGACCGGTTCGGCCCGCCCGCCGCGTCTCGTCCCTGCCGGACGTGGTAGTCCGTGTCGGTCGCGAGTTGCAGGATCGCCCCCCAGATCGAGAGGCCGTCACTGCGGAGTTTCCACCACTGCTGCCCCGTCGCCACCGTCGCCGCGATCTGCGCGTTCAGCACCTCCGCGCCGTGCGTGTACATCAGCGCGTGCGGCACCAGCGGCATCGCGCCCGCGTGGTTCGAGATGAAGGCGTAGTCATACTGCGCCGGCGCGGAGACGTAATAGATGATCTGCTGCGAGGCGCTGTTCCAGGCAATCGTGAAGCGAGTGTTCGGGAAGAACGTCGCCGTCTGCGCGCCCGTGCCGGTGGGGATCGCGCCGTTCTCGAGGATGCGCCACATGCCGCCCGTGAAGTCGAACCCGAAGGCGACCGCGTTGGCCGTGAACGCCGGGAAGGGCGTCAGGCCGACGACCTGGTAGGGGCCGGGGTCAACGACGGTGAACGAGAAGGCGAAATCGTGACCGGCGTCCGTCGCCATCGGCAGGCCCGTCGCCCCCGACCAGCCATCCACCGCGTTCATGTTCTTCTTGACACTGTTGCCCGTCGCGGTGATGTCCGGCAGCGTCGTCCAGACGACCGGCGCATTGGACGGTGAGAACGTCCCGTCCGGAATGAACGACGCCGACCAGCCCGTGGCCTGACCCGGTGTGATCGTCGTCTTCGTGTAGCCCGTCCCTGCGGGATCGTAGCCCGCGAACCCCTGCGGGTCAATCTGGGTGTAATCGAGACTGCTGCGCTCATAGGTGGTGCGGCCACCGAGATTGCTGACGATCGTCGCCAGTGCGTTGGTGTCCGCGTAGCCGTAGCCGGTGCGGAGCCAGTGCAACTCCTCCGTCAACGGCAGGATGGTCAGGGTGAACTCACCGACTCCGGTGCGGGCGATCGCCAGTGAGGGATTCATGACAATGCCGCGCGCGACGATACCCGCATCGCCGTCGCCGACATCCTCGATGTCCACACGGACCTTCGTCCCGAAGGCGAGGATCGCTTGCGCGTGGATCGCGGCGAGCCGGACGGTGTGCGCCTCGGCGCGGTCGATCTGGTCGATGACGATCTGCGCCTCGATCACATCCTCGATGCTGCCGAGATAGTTCTGGGTCAGGTTCTCATAGAAGTGGAGGCGCAACGGGCCTGACGGCATCAGTCGCCCCCTCTCACAGGCCGAACGCCCGTTTGAACTGCGTGACGATGAAATCGTGACCGGCGAGCGTCGGATGCGTGCCGTCCACCGTCTGCGCGTTCGTCATCGCGGAAATGTCCACGTAGACCGCGCCGTAGTCCCGGCATGCCTGCTGGGTGATCGCATTCATGTCGGCCCACGTGTCTTTCTGCACGGTCGCACTGCCCGTCCCCCATTGCGGGATCGGGTTGTTCGGGTAGGCGGGTTGCCCCGCTGTTTGCGAGAACTGGATGTAGCCGAGGCCGATCAACACGATCACCGCGTTCGGCGCAACCTGCGTCAGATAGCCGAGCAACTGGTTGACGGCGATGCGCCATGTGTCACGGGTCTTAGTGGCCGTTGCGCCCGCAGCCGTGTGCCAGACATAGCCGTAGTCGTTCGTGCCGAGAGAGACCGAGACGAGGTCGAGCGGCGCGTACCCGTTGATGCGCGCGTCGGCAACCGTGGGGAACTGATAGAGCAGGTTGAGATTGAACTGACCGTCGTTGTCGGTCGTTTGCAGCAGCGTGTTGGAGATGCCGCTCCGGTAGGTGTTACTGGTATCCGGTGCCGAGGGATCCGTCGTGTTGCAGGAAAAGGTGAGGTTGTCGATCCAGACCGCGTCACCGGCAGCGGGCGCGCTCAACTGGATCGGTCGCACGAACGCTTCCGTCGCCCCCGCGACGATGGTGCGGGTCGCCGTGATCCGCTGCCAGCTGTTCGCCTTCGTCACCGTCACCCCCGTGAGATTGTAGGAGCCGGAGCCGACACGATCGAGGATGTAGGTCTGCACCAATCCACTGACCGTCGTCGGCGCATAGACATCCATCCCGACGGTGTAGGTTTCCCCGGCACGCATGCCCAGACACATCGCCCCGGCATCACCCTCGAGCGATGCCGTGCCGCCCGCCGTGCCGTCCGAGAGCAGTTTCGCCGCCCAGGAACTGCCCTGCGCGCCCGCGTGGGCGCTGTCACGACTGGCCGTGATCCCGGTCGCGGTCACCAGACCGAGCGGTTTCGCCGCCACGGGCTGTTCGAAATCGGGATTGCTGACGACACTGGCGTTCAGGAGCGTCCAGCCGTACTGCTGCCGCAAGGAATCCGCGTACTTCCCCTGACGGACGCCGGGATTGTAGTTGTGGTCGGAGATCGAATCGCCAATGAAGATCACCCGTGCGCCCGCACCGGGGAGGACATTCGGACGGCGACTGAAGCGATAGGGTTGCATCGATCGGCCTCCCTATGCGTAGAACTTCAGCCATGCCGCGCAGTTCGCGGGATAGACCGTCAGCGTGTTGCCCGACCCCGTCAACACATACATGGACAGGGTGTGCATCCCCGGGGCAAGTTTGTTACTGGAAATGCCGACGCTGGCAGTCGATCCGATCCCCCCCGCACCCGTCGCCACTGAGACGAACATTGGGTAGAGTCCGGGCAAAAGCGCGCCATCAACCACGGCAACGATCTGGGAACCCGTGCCGGTGACGGGCATCAGCCATGCAGCCGTCGCGCTCACTTCCACTTGCTGTGCCTTCGGCAAGTAAAAGATCGTATTACCGACACCGGGGATGGCGGCATAACTGGTCGCCGCAGCCATCGCGGCAGGCACACCACCACCGATGCAACTGACGGATTGCAGCGTGACATTGCTGCTCGGCATCCCTGCCACATTGGTGAAGTCCACTGCCGTCTGCGCCTGAAGCGCGGAGCCGTCAAACCAGACGACGGCGAGGACCAGTTGGTTCGCGGCCACGGTCGGGGTTGTCGGCATCGGGTTCAGGAGCGACCACGTACTGATTCCGGCAACCGAGCAATCGGCCACGACGAAACGGATCCCCGCCGCGCCGGTTGCGCCAGCACTGATCGCACCCGTCACCTTGCGCCGCGCGCCCTGAATGCTGATCGTCGCCGGGTTGCTCACGGATGCGCTGATCGACACCGTGTTGCCGCTAAAGGAGAGCCGGTTGGGACTGAGGAGGTCGTACGTGAACGCCGTTTGCAGGAGATCGTGCAGCGAGGCGTCGGTGAGGCTGTTCCGCACCACGTTCGGATGGATGAAGTCGTTCGTGCCGGGGTTCTGCGCGTTCAACCCCTGGGGGACACCCACATCCGTACCGGAAATCCAGTACTTGCTGTTGACGGGCGCGCCACTGCCGCCGCCGCCGCCGCCGACCGCATAGGGCACCGTGCGCGGCGGATTGAGCAGGTAACCACGGGTGCCACCGCCCGCCGTTGCCGCCGCCGCCGCGTTCTGATAGATCGCCGTGCAGTTGGCAGGGACGAGCAGTTGGCCGAGCAGGTTGACGCCTGCGGGAGCCACCGCTGCGGCACGCGTCCCCGCAGGCGTCCCGAGGACGAGCGTGCCGGAATCGTTGTAATAGAGCGGGAAGTACTGCGCCGCCGTCGTGGCAGCGGGCGTCACCGTTTGGCCCGCTGGCGCATCGATCGTCGCGCCGCCGGAGGTCATCACCGTGCCGCCCGCACCCGTCAAGACCATCGACGTGCCGGTGGCCGTCACTCTCAGGTCGGTCAGTGAGGAGACATTGATCGGCGTCGTGGGCGAGGCGATGATCGTCGGCGTAACCACCGCGTTGTAGAGGGATACCAGTGTGGCCGGTCGCGTGCCGCCGCCCCACGTCGTTGCCGATGACCCCTCGATCGCATTGATGCGCGTCATGATCTCGCGCAGGCGCGTCTCGACGTTCTGCACCACATCGGATGAAGCGGTGCCAATCGAGGCCGCAACCGTTGCGGGGGCAACGATGTGCGTCGTCGTGTGCTGGGTGGCGACGATGTCCGTGACCGTCGTGTTTTCCGCGTGCGCCTGAATGTAGTTCATCGCCCGCAGGAGGCCGTTGTTGTAGGCAGCGGCGATCAGGACGGTGACGCTGTCTTGCCAGAGGTAGTTGCCCATCGGCGGTTGTGGCATCGTAGCCTCCCGTGAATAGTTTCGCTTTCAGAGGAAACGTCGCTGCCACTGTAAATCGATGGTGCCCCCATACGGTGGCGTACCGGGCACCCCCGCGTTGGCGACGATCAGTTGATTGATGCTGTTCGGGGCGATGATGAACCAGTACGGCTGGTAGGGATAGCGCACGCGCCGGTTCTCCCCGTTCGCGATGTTCGAGGCGATGATCGTCTTCTGCCCACAATCGATGATGCAGACTTGCGGCGGGACGTAGTCGGGCTGTCCCGGCGAACTGTATGGCCCAGAAAGTTGCACCCGCACCGTCAACTGCGGGAAGGTCGGCTTGCCGTTTGCGTCAGGGATCGTGACGGAGGTGTTCGCAATCGAGAAGCCGCCGTCCGTGAAGAAGCCGGGGTTGTTCGGATCGGGGACGGGCGCACCACCGTACGGGCCGTAGAGGATGAAGCGACAGGTGGTGTCCGCCAGTGTCGGCACGCCCCCCGGCCCCGCCACGGTCGCGTCGGCAAAGCTGGTTGGCAGGGCGATACTGTTCGCTGACAGCGGCACGCTGGTATCGGTCAGTCGGGTGTTGGTGCCGGGGGGTGTGGCCCCGACGACAATCACATTGCCCGCGCCGACGACCTGTTGCCGTGCCGGGAAGCGCTCATGCCACGATTCGCGGAGAATGAAGGTCGGCTCCACGTCCACGTAAATCGTTGCCGATGAGGTGTTCGGCCAGCGCAGTTGCGAGAGTTCCGCCGTGACGACGCGCTCGTAGCCACCGTCATGCGTCCAGATCAACCAGACGGGGAGGCCATTGCCGCAGGCGGCGGCAAAATCGTCTTTCGCCTGATCGGGATTCCCGTTCGTGAAAATGCGCTCGGGCCACGTGAAGGTCTTCGTGGCAAGCGGCGCGGCATTGTTGCCGAACGGCGAGTAGCCGTAATCGACATTGCTGATCTCCACCGTCTCCGACCGGCGCTGCCAGCCCATGTCCCCATCGAGATTGTACTTCCCGAACGTGTGCAGCGGCGTGACGCTGCCGCCCACGGCTTCGATCTGCTTCAGGTAGCCCATCGCGCCCTCACTCTCATGCGATGGTCCGAATGCCGCCCGTGGCGGCCTTGTGTGCGGTGTCGCCACGCGCGGCCGCGTCGAAGGCCGCGTTGAGCATCGCGGCCACCTGATCGAGCGTCTCGCGGATGATCGCCTGCCGGTCACCACTGGTGACGGTCAGGCCACCGAGATTGATGGTCACCGCCCCACCGCCACTGTCACCGCCACCGCCAATCGGGGTGACGATCGCGCCAGCGGGGGTGACGGTGACGTGTTCGCTATACCGAGTGATGCCGCCGCCGTTTGCATCGCCGACGATCGCGGTGCCACCGACGGGGATCATGCCGCCACCCGCCAGGCGCCGGATCGCTCCGGTCGTCGGGTAGTTGGCAAGCGACGTTGCATTGAGGAGCGATTGCGCCTTTGTCGCCGTGGTCAGCGCCGCCGTCAGACTGGCGCCAATCGCGTCACTCCCCTGTGCCATCAGATTGAACGCCTGCTGCAAGGAGGCGAGCGCCTGCTGCTCGGCGGTGGCGAGTTCCTGGTATTTGGCGATCTCCGCGTCAATCGAGGCCGTCGCCGTCGTGAACATCGCGTCCTGCGCGGCGCGCTGATCCTCGATGCCCGCACGATGCTCGAAATCCGCTTCCTGCTGTGCGGCGCGCTGATCGGCAATCGCCGCATCCTGCTCCGCGTACGTGCGCTGCAGCGCGTCGCTCTGATCTTGCAGGTTCGCCATCCGGTCTTCGTGCGCGCGCTGTGCCGCGATCCGCTCCGTCTCGAGATCGTAGAGGGCATCCGACGACACTTCCGCCTGCTTCTCGATCTGGCGTTGGAGGTCATCGATCGCCGATGCCGACTGCTCGCGCCGGCGCTGATTGAACTCCGTCTCGATTGCCGCCTGCTCGGACGCCTGCACTTTTGCCCCTGGCGTCGTCGCGGCCGCCGCACCCGCCTCGAGCAACTGCTGCCGTGCGGTGCCGGCGGCATCGGTCGTCCGTGCCGCGGTCTGTGCGTCCTCGAGTTGATGCCCCAGCCCGCGCGCGGCGAGCGCCTGTTGTTGCGTCAAGGCGCGCTGTCGGTCATCGTTGGCCCGGCTGACTTGCGTGAACGCCGTGTTCTCTGCCCGCTGCTGATCCTGAATCCCCTGCTGCGCCACCGTGCGCTGCTGCTGGCGCGCGCGATCGGCATCGGCCTGGGCGAACTGCGCCCGTTGCTGTGTGCGCGAGTCCGCCTGGTCTTGTTGCTGCCGCTGCGCCACGACATCTGCGTGTTGCTTCTCCAGCTCGGTGCGCCGTTGGGTCAGATCGTTGATGCGCGTATTGGCCTGCGCCAGCGCATTCATGTGGTCGAGTTGCGCGTTCAGGTTCGTCGCAAGCGGGCCACCAATGGTCTCGGTGATGCGCTGCTGTGCCGCCGCCAACCCGTCCGTCTGGCCGCGGATCGCCTGTAAGCCCTGCGCCCACGCACCGAGGAAGCCAACGCCCTGCTGCAACGCTTCGTCGGCGGCGCGGATCGGCGTGTCCGGAAACTTCGTGTTGGCGATCTGCTGGAAGATGGGCAGGAACTGCTGGTAGGTCGCGAGGGCGGACTGCGCGTCACGCGGGTCGAGGCCGGCGAGCGTCTGGCCGAGTTGGGTACCCTGGACGCCCGCGATGCCAGAGCGGATACCCGCGGCGACGCCACCGCTCGCCGTGGCCGGGCCCGTCAGGTTCGTGGTGCCACCACCGGCCGCAGCGAGGTACGACTGCGCACCAGAATGGATACCGAGCGCGGCCGCCAGTTCCGGTGACAGGCCGGATGTGCCACCGGCGGCGCCAATCGAGACGTACTGCGCGCCCTTGCCGACCGATTCGGTATGGATGCGGCTGCCACCGACATCCGCCGTGCTGACCTGCTTGCCGCCGCCCATGTAGATGGCAACGTGGCCGTTCGTCGCATCGCCGTAGTAGACGAGGTCGCCCGGTTGCGGATCAGTCGTCACCAGCCCTTGCTTTTGCGCTGAGGCAAAGGCGGCATTGGCGCTGAGCTCATTCTTCCCGGTGGCACCCCGCTTGCCGGTGATCGCCTGGACTGTCTCTTCGACCCACTGCTCGCAGTAGCCCGCCAGTTTGTCCTGATCGACGTCCGCAAGCGCTTTCTGCACGATCTGGTCACGGACCGTGCTGGCAACCGCGTCATGGGTGCCGGATGCGGCCGGATACTGCTGCGAGAGGTCCCCGTAGTAACTGACGGTGTTGGCGATGTTCGCTTGCTGTGCCGCACTCGGTGCCGCACTGCCCGCCACGTACCGCTGCCGCACGGCAGCGAGGTTGCCTGACTGATAGTCGCCCGCGTAGGCGCCTGTGGTGAGATTCGCAGCGAGCGATCGGAAGAAATCCGTGGGACTGCTGTAGGCGGCGTAGGTGTCTCCCTCGGTGGATACCGGACCACCGCTGCCCTTGATGCCGCCGAAGTTGTTCACCGCCGCCAACGAGGGCGCGACACCCTCATTCTTCACGAACGCCAGCAGCGCGCGGGGATCGACGTTGTATTCCTGCGCCGCGGCCATCACCCCAGCATAGACCTGCGGGTTGGCAAGCGGACCGGAGGAGACGATGCTGCTGTACTGTGCCTGCGAGAGCGATTGGAACTGGTTCCAGCCCCCACCGCCGGCGCCGCCTTGCTGCAAGCTGTCATTGCCGTAGGGACCGCCGCCCGTGGAGCGGATCGTCGTCGGCCGCGCATAGCCGCCATCGCTCGCCGCGGTGGTCGATGCACCCGCTGCCGGTGCGACGCCGGTGGCATTGGCAACAACGGTGGCGAGCCAGGGCGGCAGACCCGTCAGATGGGTCGCGATCTGGACGTCGATCGTTGCCTGATGCGGCTTCGACAGCAGGTCGTTGATCTGTTCAATCGCCTTGTCGGTGTTCGTTTTGACATCGATGACGAGTTGCTGCGGCCCGCCCACCTTGCCGATCATGTCTCGGAGCGTGTCGTCGGCCTTTTTCAGGTCCGGGTAGTTCGCGGCAATGCCGAGGATGTCACCCGTGGCATGCTGCTGCAAGCCACCCTTCATCTGGTCGATGTTGGCGAGGATGTTCTTGTAGTTCGCGAGCAGTTGCAGGTCTTCCGGCGTGGCAATGCCGAGGGAGCGCCGACGGTCGGCATCACTGACCGCACCCGTCACCTGGCCGCGGAACGTCGTCAACTGCTGGATCTTCTGATCGGTCTCCGTGAGGGTGAGCATGAAACCGCGATACGCAGTTGTCGCCGCATCGGTCGCGTCGGTGAGCGACTTGAACTGCGCGGACAGGGAGGCGAGGTTGTCGAGCGCCTGATTGCTCTGGCCGAGGTCACGGAGGCTGTCGCGGGCTTTCGCGAGGTCGGGCGCCACCGCGGCGAAGCCCGCGAGCCCGTGCGAGAGATCGACCGTACCGACCACCGATGCCGCGCGCTGCCACGCCGTCGTCAGATCGTTGATGTCCTGCTTCGCCCGCTGAATCTGCTCCGGCGTCGCCTGCGCGCCGGTGGACGTGACGCCGAAGACGCCGCGGCGGATATCCTCCGCGGACGCGCCCACCGCCTGTGCCTGACCCGCTTGCTTGAGGGTGTCCGCAAACTTCTCGTGCGCCGCGGTGGCAGCATCGACCTGCGCGGTGTGATCCTCAATCGCCTGGTTGAGGTCGCTGTTGAAGACGTCAGACAGTTTCCCGGCGTTGGTGTACAGCCCGCCGAACGTCTCCGCGAGCGCCCGCCACTGTTGCCGTGCCTGGTCGGCCGTCAGCGCGCCCGTGCGCACCTGATCGGTCAGATGGCTGATTACGCCGCTCGTGTTCACTTGTTGAGCGAGGAATGCAGCGCCACCGCCGGCGGGGGGACCGAAATCGCCGGCCGCGCTCTGGTCAGGCGCGGGTCTGGTGTCGGTGCCCGGCATGCCCGGCATGCCGAACCCGCTCAACGCCCGCCGCGTCCATTGACCGAGGCCGACGGTGGGGAGGCCGCCCGACTCAAATGACTTCACGTCCTGAGACGAGAGCTTACTGAAGGCCCCCGTGACTGCTTCCACCGCCTTGGTGATCGTCGTCAGGTCCTTGACCATGTCCGCGGCGGCTTGCTTGAACGCCGGTGACTCCAGCGCCTTGGCCCCCTGATCGACCGCCTTCGAGAGTTCCTCGAACAGCGGCTTGCCGATGTCACCCAACTCCTGCCGGAACGTGTCTTTGAGGTTTTCGAGCTTCCCCGCGAATGTCTTGGACATCTGGTCCATCAGGTTCGGCAGCTGACTCATCCCCGCGATGATTGCCGCCGACGCGGCCGCCCCGGAGATCTTCCCCGTCTCCGCCATCTGCCGCGCCTTCGCCTCGGTGACGCCGAGTTGGTCGGCGAGCAGTTTCCAGGCGGGAATGTTCGCCTGGATGAGCTGATTCATGTCCTGGGAGTTCAGTTTGATGCTGCCGTGCATCTGGCCCAGGGCGAGTGTCACCCGGTCGAGCGTGTCAGCGTTGCCGCCGGCGGCAGCGACGGCGTTGCCCATCGCGGTCAGGTCGGGGATGACGTCTTTCGCCGCGAAGCCGACGGCGATCAGTCGCTGCGCGTAGCGATTCACCTGCTCGAAATCGAACGGGGTTGCTTTCGCGAAGCTCTGCAACTGGCCGATAAAGGCATTCGCCTGACTCGAACTGCCGAGGAGATTGGTGAACGCCACGCGCGACTGCTCAAGCGCGCTATTGAAACTGACGATCTGGTCGACCGCCGCACCAATGCCCCGGATGATTTGCGAGCCGACAACCGCGCCGATGGCCGCCTGAAGTCCGGTTGCAAGGGAGGAGATTTTGGCGTCCAGACTGGTCAGCCTATTTTCCGCCTGCGAGGTGTCTACGTTCACGCGGGCCCGTGCCGTCATCTGATTGATCCGCGTCAACTGGGTCGTGATCTGCCCCAGCTGCTGGTTGACGGTGGTCGTGTTCGCGGCCAGGTTGATGCGCGCACTCTGCTGCCCGAGCAGCGCCACCTCCTGCCGGACGGCACGCAGCGTCGCCAGGATCTGATCGGCGCCGGTCGCCTGGAGTTGTACCCGGACAAGGGAATCAGGCACGCATCACTCCTCGGCGTTCTTGGCCGCAAACTTGGCCTGCACTTGCGCGTCGGCCTGCGCGGCGAATCGAGCTTCGCGCTCTTCGTCCGTTTCGGGTTCGGCCAGGGATTCCCGCAGCTGTGCGCGCATCGCTTTGAGCCCGATGCCGAAGATGCGTGCCGGGTCGGAGGCGGGCAGGCCCATCGAGGCGTCCTGCGAGCAGAACGTCTCGTACCAGTCGCAGTGTCGTTTGAAGGTTATGGGGTCGGCTTCGACGAGGTCGCGGATTTCCCAGACGGTTTTGTGGAGGGCGGCGGCGAGGCCATAGAGAGCATAGGTTTGAGGATAAAAGGGTCTGGTTCAGCGGCTTTCTCTGCCGCCTCATCACGATAATCGCCCGTGATCTTCACCACGAACTCGCGTGCGGGCTGGTAGAACCACGCCCCAATCGCCAACGCTTCGTCAGCGGTGAGCGGCGTGTTCGTCTCGCTGACAAAGCCCATCGCCGCCACCGTGGCATCGTAGCGCGCCGTCGAGAGGTTCGGATTTTCCGCTTGCAGTTTCACCAGCGTATCGGCCTGGAAGCCGTCGAGGCGGCGGAAGTAGTACGTGTCGCCGTCGATCTCCAGCGGCTGCGGCATGTACCGCTGCTCGCTCTTCTGTTTCAAGCGCGCGATGGCGTTCAGGCCATTCGGGCTCGCGCCGTTCTCACTCATTGAAGACCCCTTCTGTGTGGTGACGAGCCGGGCATTGGGAGGGGTCTCACACTACCCGCCGCCCCGCTCGCCATCGTCTGGCACATCATCCACCGCAATCTGCACTCAACTACACAAGTGCTTCTGCGCGGAACGTGATGTCCTCGAAAAGTCCGCCCGTACATGTGCCGCCGACCATACCGGCGCCGGGGGCCGTGACGGGAAAGCCGCCGACGTTCGTATAGGCGATGCGCATACGATTGGATACCAGGTCCTCGAAGAGGGCGAAGACGAAGTAGTTCTGCCTCATTCTCTGGGCGGTCATGAGATCGACGATGTCGGACGAGGAGTAATAGTCGAACTGGAACGTGCCGCTCACCTTACCGGCGAACGAGGGCACGATCCGCTTGCCGTACTCATCGGCGGGGATCTGCGCGGCCGTCGAGCCTGCCTGCCAGTTGTTGACGTGGGAGAGCAGTGGGACGTCGGTGCCGCTGGCAGTCGAGATCCAGCCGCAGTCAATGGTGACCGTCGGCGTGCCCGTGAGCGCGGTATAGAACACGATCTCGCCCGTCCCCCAGTTGATGTAATAGTCCGTCTGCTTGGCAGCGACCGTGGCATTCTTGACGATCGTCGGTGAGCGCGGATCGAGGACGCTATGGGCGCGTGCGGTGATGCGGAAGCACTGGTTGGCCGGGTAGGTCGTCGGGCTGCCCGAGAGCGTGGTGATCGCCGAGCACGGCTCAGCGGGCGCCAGCGTGGTGGCGCCGCGCAACCAGGCAATCCCACCTCCGACGCCAGTGGTAGGCGGCTGATAGCTCATTGGTGTTCTCCTTTATGGTGTAACGAACGCTACTATGGTGTAACGAACGCTACGGCGTCTTGCCCAGCCGGGCGGACCGCTCTTCAGCGCGCATCTGTTCCAACAGGGCCGCCTGCTCGGGCGCGATGCCGATGCGCCGCGCCACTTCCTCCTGCGCCGCGATCTCTGCCTCGCTCATCGTCGATTCCTTTGGTTCCTTCTTCTCGGTGTCCTTCTCTGCCATCATGCTGCTCCTCTACAGGTGATATGCCTGAACGCGCACGGTGATCGCAACGTATCGGTAAATTGCTCCCTGGACGTTCTCGGTGTAGGGCCGGGTGTTCTCGCGCGTGACCGCGGTCAGGTGCCAGCCGGCAACCGTCCACGGCGTGTCGAGCAGCGCCGTCTGGATCGCCGCGCCGAGGTCCGACACGATCGTCATCGAGTATCCGGGCGCCGCCGGCCGATCAACGGCGGTGACCTGCCAGAGGTCATTGACTCCTGCATGCGAGTACCACCCTTGCGTCTGGTCGCTCACGACCGCGTAGACGAGATAGGGAAACGGGCCGCTCGACAGGTCGTCGTCCGGGTAGATGCGGGTGCCCACGGCCGCCGCGATCGTGGGGTTGGCGAGCAGCGCGGCGCGGAGACCAATGGCGATGTCGTGGATGTCGAGCGCCCTTGAGACGGCCATCATGGTCATTACGAGCCTCCAAGTGCCGCGGCAATCTCGCGGGCGAACTCGTCGGCATACTTCTCAGCGGCAGGGCGCAAATACGGTTGCGCGGGTCTGCCCCTCGTCCCGTATTCGATCAGGTGTGCGTAACTCAAGCCCTCGCCAGCGGTGATCTCGGCCACCAATCCATTGAGGTGCGTCACGATGGAATCTCTGAGCGCCCCTGTCCTGACCGGCACCAGCGTCTTCGCCTCTTCTTCGATCAGGCCGGCGTACTTCGCGACAATGGCCTCGATCTGCTCAAGGCGCGCGATGGTGGCATCGATCGGTGAGACGTTCGGCTGAATGCTGATCGAGACGCTCATCTACTCCTCCAACTTCACGGCCAGCTGGAGGCTGGTGGCATAGGTCTGCCCCAACGATGTCCCGACGATTTGCCAACGGTCGCCCTTGAACGTCACGGTGTCCTCCTCCGTGGCAACCGTGCTCACCGGCACCCAAAGGATGCCGTTGGCCTGCACCGTCAACCGCCACACCGCGAGGATCTCCGCCGCACCGCCAGCGTCAAGGAAGCGACACGGCACGGTGGTGACGACGACCTCACCAGGCTCGCCACTCCCATCAGGATTGATCGTGCCCGGTTCGGTGTGGACGATGTCGCACGTGTCAGCCATTGCCCGCTCATCGAGCACCCGGAAGCGGTCAACGCGGTCGGTGGGGACGTAGGGTGGAAAGGGGTTTGCCGTGTACTGTTCAGGTGCAGTCACATGCAAACCCCTTTCCAGATAACCACGGCGGCGCACTCCGTTTCCTTGATGCCAATGCGCTAAAGTGGTAGAATCGAGGGATGAATTAGCAATGCCCCTCCACCGCTGTGAACGGCGTTGGGGCGAACACCGGAAGGATACTCCGATGTCAGGCAAGCGTATCATTCCCCGTATCTGTGAACAATGCGGCGCACCGTTCATGGCCGCCCGTGACCAGGTGGAGAGCGGCCGCGGCCGCTTTTGCTCCAAATCATGCGCCGCTCGCTCTCACCATCGCAACGGGATGTCACTCGAAGAAGCATTCTGGTCTCATGTCACACGAACCGAAACGTGCTGGCTTTGGACACGCGGCTTGGGGACCAGCGGCTACGGCGCGTTCAGGGCACTTGGTCGAAACGTACCTGCGCATCGCTTCGCCTACGAACTGGTGACAGGCCCGGTTCCTGATGGCAAAATCGTCTGCCACACCTGCGACAACCCTCTCTGTTGCCGCAATGACGACGAGGGCTGGTATGAGATTGATGGCATCGCGCTTCCGAGGCGCGGCCATCTCTTCCTCGGCACCCAGAAAGACAACGCCGTGGACAGAACCAACAAGTGGCGACATCCGCATGGCGAATCTCACCCGAAGGCGAAACTCACTGACAACGACGTGGTCGCGATTCGCGAGGCGTTTACTGGCAAACGAGGCGAGCTAACGACGCTCGCAATGCACTATGGCGTTGATCGCTCCACCATCGAACGCATCGTCCACGGCAAGCGATGGCGGCACGTTTAGAAGAGACCAACCGGCTCCAGTAAACGGGCTTGTTCGAGACACTGTGCCACCATTTGGCTTTCTCTGGCGCTCACCGCACCGGGTACGGACGAGTCAACCCTGTTTGCCGCTTTTCTGCTTTTCACTCTCCAGCACTCCGCCGCCGCCGTGCGCACGTCGTACGGCCCGCCTGTCGGCACCGCGGCCGCCCAGGTGATCGTGCCGTCCGTCACGTACACCGCTGGATTGCGACTGGTCGCGGGCACCAGCCACACGGGCTCCGTGTCGCCCGAGATACCCGGCAGCACACCGGACGTGTACACCACGTCCGACCACGTATCCCAAAGTGACAGGCTGATCGGTCGGTACGCCCACCCGTTCGGCACCGTCGGCGTCACGAGCACATCCGGGTAGTACGTCGTCGCCGCCGTCCACGTGCGGAAGCCCATGGTACGGAGGATTACCGCGTCGATCTCCGCGTCCGTGAGCACGGGGTCAAGCGTCGGTTCGCACAAGGCGACAACGGCGTCGTGAACCTCGATGGGAACGCTCATGATCTGGCCCTACTTCTTCGTCGGCTTCGGAGCCGCTGGACCCGACGGGCCGCCAGGAGCGTGCCCCTTGTCCTCGGCTTCCTCAGCTGCCGCCGGACGATCTGCCAGCGACGACGCGGTGCCCTCTGCGCCCTCAGACGGTGCGGTGCTGTCGTCCGTCAGTCCGTACTTGGCCGCTTCCTCATCCGTGATCGTGCCACCGGCGGCAACCACCATGATCGCCGCATCGGGGCTGTCCTCGGGGACGACGTTGCCCTCACTGTCGGCGTATATCGCGGTTTCAGACGTGTACATCGGTGTCTCCTCCGTGACTTGGCGGATCGTCACCGACCCGCCAGTGCGTACCTGTTCATGTTTACCGAGTGGGTCGCGGACGCCACGCCCCGGACCCACCCAGAGGCGCGGCATCAGCTTTGGGTGCCAACGACCGTCCAGACAATCGTGGATGTGCCGTTCGTGGCTGTGCAAATGTAGAGCTTGCCCGCCGTCGTGTCCGTGTACAGCGTTCCCACCTTGGCAGTGCCGAGGCCGGTGACGTTGACGGTTGGCGCGGCCGCACCGGAGGTCATAGCGAGCGAGGAATCACTCCCCGCTCCCATGCGCTGCCGCGAGCCCGGCATGATCGACGGGCCCGTGGTATTGATGTATGACATGCGCGACTCCTTTCAGGAGGCAGTATGCGAAGCGTTACCTAAGGCAATCCGGTCACAGTACAGAACGCGAGCGGCCTATACACGGCCAGAGCAAGTCTCTCTTCCGCCCTGATTGTGATGAGGTTTTTTACGAAATCATCCACGTTCGAGTTCGTCGTCTCCAGCGTGATGCCCTGGCGGCGGAAGAGCTGGGCACCGAGTTTGAACGCGCCAACGAAGGCGGTGTGCTGGGTCTGGGCGACGGTGGCGACTACCGGCAAGCCCCAGAGACGATTGGGGCCGGCGTCGGCGGGATGGCCCCAGATGTAGATGCCATCGGCCGTCTTCAGCAGTTTGACGTTCTGCCAATCGAACGGGTTGAGCACGACGCCATCGGCCTGGAAGAAGCCGACTGAGGCAATCTTGGTGATCGCCTTGAAGACGGCATCGGGGAGGGGATCGGTCCCGGTGGCCTGCGTCTGAATGCCCGACGTCGTCTCGATCCCCTGGAGGTTCGGGGGTGTGCCGTTGCCGAGCAGGATCTGCGCCTCTTCTTGCTGCGCGACCATGAACTGCAGGCGGTTGTTGACGTAGTCGCGGATGACCGGGAAGTCCGCGAACATCTCGTCGGTGACCTTCCCGGTCACGGCGATCTTGCGCACCGGCGCGTCCACCTCGGAGGTGTCGAATGCCGCTTCCGGTTTCGTGCCACCCTCAGCGACCGTCGTGGCAGCATTGGTGTATGTGTCCTCACGGACATAGCGGATCGTGTTCATCGTCGTCTCACCCTGCGAGATGAGATCGGCGATGGTGAGCGCCTGCTGCCCGATCATCACCATGCCCGGCTGGCGGTCATACTCGGTCAACGTCGAGACGGCCGTCGTGAACGTCGTCTTGACAGCGAACCCGAGCTGCTCCGGCGCCTCAAAGAATGCCTGCTGCTGTCCGCCGCGGTGGCGCCACGTCTTGTACGCCTCGCTGGCGACGAACCGCTCGCCGAGGGTCTTCGCGGCGGTGCTCGTACCTGGCATGGCACCCGGATCGTCGGCCGATCCACCACCAAAGGGCACGGGACGGACGATGCGGCCGAAATCGTCGGCCGCCTTCCGGTTCTCCTGCTCGATGACGCGCAGGCGCTCCGCCGACTTGAATGCATCCTGGAGCGGCCCCAGTTCCGCCTCACGCCGGCGCACTTCCTCCACCTGATCGGCGGACAGGTCGTACTCCACAGAACCATTGACGATCTTGCGGTGATCGTCAAACAGTTTCGCCAACTCACCGCGCTTCTGCGCCAGTTCGCTGCCCATCTCAACCAATGTCGGCATGACGCTTGCCTTTCTTCTTTACGCCTCGATCACGACGCCGAGGGATTCGGCCTGGCGTACGAGGAGTCGGAGATACAGCTGATTGACCGCGGCCTGCTTCGCCGCCGGTTCCGTTTCGTTGAGGAGCGCCTGCATCGTGGCGATGTGCGTCCCCATTGCCGCGTGGGCGACTTGCATCTGTGTGTGCATCTCCCGCATCCGCTTGCGCCGGCCGACAGAGAACGGCCGCGCTTCCTTGATGCACAGTTCCTTGATCGCCTCTGCGCGCTGTACCGCATCCGCCACCGCAGCAAGCGCGGTTTCGATGCACTCTGCAAACGGCATCGCAGCAGGCGCGACGTCGTGCTTCGTCTTTCGTGTTTCGAGTCCGAGGAGCGCGGGCAGGGATTTCATCCCGATGGCGCCATTGCGCGGCTCCGCTGGAGATGGTGTGAGCGATGCTTCGGCTATTGGCCAGTGGGTGATCTCGCGCACCGTCGCGCCATCTTTGGTCTCGACGGATTTGCGTGCGACGAGATGCGCCGGCGCACCCGATGACCAGCCCAACTTCCCTTTGGCCGCGAGGTTCGCGATCGCCTTCTCGTACTCGTCACGCAGGGAGAGTTGCGCCTCGACCCAGATGCCGATCGCGTCCGTCTTCGCGGTGAAGCGGCCAATCTTCTTGACGCCCAGCTGCTCGTCGAGGCCGTGCGCGTAATAGACCGAGCGCGTGTCACCGTCGGCGAGGTCATAGTCGGTATCTTTGGTGAAGTACTCACCGGTGAGGTCGGGACTGGCGGCATCGGAGAAGGTGATGAGATACCCGCCGATGCGACCCTCGCCCAGGTCTTTGACCGCAGAACCAAAGGTCACGAGTGTATCCATCTCACGATCCGCCTTCCGTCAGGGTACGAATCTACTGGGGGAGTAATAGATGCGTCCCTCGAGCTCCGCATCCGGCCCGCTCGTCACAATCCGCCAGTAATGCATCCCCGCCATCGCGCTTGTCACGGGCGGGTCGTAGTCGTAGTGATATTCACCGGACGCATCTCTGTCCGGTGTCACGGGATCGGTCTGCATCCCGTCCGGCTGCAGGAAGCTGATCGTAATCGCCATGGGATCGACGAGTGCGCCCGTCGGGTCGGTGACGCGAATCGGCGTCGGCGTGATACCGATGCGGACGACGTCGCCGAGTCGGGCATTGATGATGTCCATGCTCACTTGCCGACTCCTGCCCTGATCGTCGTGGCCAATTGGAAGGGGGTTTGCCGCGTACCGCACTGCACGGTCACGTGCAAACCCCCTTCCAATCCCTTGTCCGCTTGCGCCTGCGACAGCACGCCCACGCCCGCCGTCATGACGGGCAAGACCGCCACGCCCGCGTCCATCGCTGCGAGCGTTGCCACGCCGGCCATGACCGTCGTGACGAGGCCAGTGCCCGCCGTGATGTGCGCGAGCGGGACGGGCTCGCCCATCGACGCCCGGCCGCTGAAGACGATGCCACCGGTGGCCGTCAGATGCACGTCCTGCGGCAGCCCGACCGTGCCCGTGAAGGTGATGCCACCGGCGGCCGTGAGCCGAATCGCGCGCTCAAGGGCCGCCGTGCCACTGACGACGATGCCACCCGAAGCAGCGAGCACCACGCCCGCAAACGCGGTCAGCGTCGCGGCACCGCCAAAGACCATGCCGCCACTGGCAGCAAACGGTGGCGGTGCGAACGCCGCGGTGCCGCCGAAGACGATGCCGCCCGCTGCGGTGAGGGCAGCGCGCGTCTGTGCGTTCACGGTGCCAGCGACGACGATGCCACCGGAGGCAGAGAGGGCGATGCGGAGCTCGAGTGCCGCGGTGCCGCCCCAGACCATGCCACCGGCCGCGATCAGCGGTGCGGCCGTCGCAAGGGTCGCGCTGCCACCGAAGGCCGCGCCCCCACTCGCACTCAGGCTCACCGGGATCGTCAGCGCGACGGCGCCCGTGAACGTGATGCTGCCCGCGAGACTCCAGACGCCCGCGACACCGACGGTTGCCGTGCCACCGAAGGACAGGCCGCCCGTCGCGCTCAGGACGGGCACCCGCAGCGCGGCGACACCGGAGAAGGCGATGCCACCAGCGGCCGTGATTGCCGCCGGCGTCAGCGTTGCCGTGCCTGCGAAGAGCATGCCGCCCGTGGCAGCCAGCTTCTGCGGTGTCAGGGCGATGGCGCCCGCGAGGGTGATGCCACCCGTCGTCGTCAGCGCCGTCGCGGCCCGAAGGCTCGCACTGCCACCGAACGCCATGCCGCCGGTGGCGGTCAGTGCCGTGACCGTGCCGAGCGTCGCACTGCCACTGAAGCGTGCGCCACCACTCGCGGTCAGCGGCGACTGCACACTGAGTGCCGCGCTGCCCCCGAACGTCGCGCCACCGGAGGCCGCGAGGGCGTTCGGGGTGCCGAGGTCGTAGGGCTGGCTGTTGTAGCGGACGGTGTTATAGCGCGGCATTGCCTCACCGTTTTCCGCTAGGCGATGAACTCCCAGACTTCGACAAAGAGAAACTCGTACGCGCTAAAGCTGTTTGAGCGGCAGATGTAGGTGCCCGTTTGGAAGGACGAGAGTTGCACCGTGAGTGAGTGGGCGGCAACGCTGAGTGGGCCAATCGAAAACATGGCGGCACCGAGTGCCTGTGAGAAGGTGGACGCGGCGGTCGCGCCGCCCGCCGCGATCGGGTAGAACGTGCCAGCATCGACAACGAGACGTGAGCCAACATAGTTATTCGCTGAAGAACTGACAATCGACGCCGACCCACGAATCAAGACAACGATTTGCGAGCCTGCGGTGGACGGCGTCAGCGTTGTCGTCACGGAGGAGAGCGTCGTCCACACCCCACCCGTAATCGCGGTCGGGGTCGCTGCCAGATCGGCCCCGACTGCCGAGTAGTTGAGGATGCGGGTCATCTCTGCCTGCCACGCAGACACCCCCGCGCCAAGACTGAGCAAGGCCCGGTTCGCTGCGGGCGTCGATGCGCCGCTCCCGAGTTTCGTCTCGGCGGCAATCAGCCCGTTTGCGAGCACGCTATGGTGCAAGGCGGTTTCGTAATGATTGACGACCGATCCGACTGCGGTATGGACGGCAGCGGTCGTGCCGTCCGCGCCCCGGACACAGCCCGTGAAGGTCGTCGCCGTCTTCGCGGTGTAGGTAATCACCTCACTGTCAATCGAGATCGTGCCGCTGGCGGGGAAGGCCGGTGTCGCGGTCGTCGAGGCGACCGTGATCGTCGTGCCGCTGGTCGAGTTCGCCCCCGCGCCGCCGACCTCATTGGTCGTCGTGGCGGCGACATTGTTCGCCACGCGAATCAGCGAGTCGGCATCGTCAAGGCTCGTCGGGAAGTTGGTAGCACCAATCGCCATCGTCGCGCTCAGGTCACGCTGATCGAGAGCGCAGATGTTGCCACCGAAACGACATTGCCATTAGCAACTATTTGGCTCGGTGTCAGGTCGCACCAGTAGAGCAGGTTGCCCGCGGTCGACGCGTCGTAGATCGCCAGCGCGGTGCAGGTGACGTTGCCGGTGGTCGCCGCAGTGCCAAAGGCAATCGCCGCGCCACTGTTGGTGGACGTGCGCGGGTCACCGGCCGCCGCTCCGAAGGTGGTCGTGTTCGCTGGCGTGGCAACCCGCGCATAGTTGGTCCATGCAGCGGTTGAGACTTCGGTCACGGTTGCGGCACGCCGTTGTGAAGCGGTGTTGGAGTCGGTGAGGAGCGCCATGTAGAGCGTCGTCGGCCACGTGTAGGCCGTGCCGCGCAGCATCTGATTGAGGATCGAGCCTTCGAGGAAGTTGCTCGCTGAGGCTGCGATTGTGCTATCCCTCCACTCACGGGGGTGAGTACGATGTCTATCAAGCGACCACTACTTGTTCCCGTGCCACAAAAGAAAAGCAACCGCCATCAGCCCCCACGCCAAGGAATAGACACGATAGCGATAGGGGCCGTATGCCGTATCCGCGGCCCAGCCGAGGAAGAAATCCAATAACATGAGGATGGCTGCCACGAGAAACAGGATCAGGACGATGCCCACCGTCATGGCTGACTCCTTTTCGGCTGCGGGCCGCCTTCGGGCGAGAGTGGCGTCACGTCGTCCGGGTGCCAAAGTTCATATGGCGGTGGGGGAAAAACGAGCGGTTCAACGTCCGTCGAGGGGACTGCCGCTGAAAGGATCCCCTCGGCCATTTCCCGCGAAAACGGATGGAAGGCTCGGCCACGATGCCGCCGCTCAAAGTCCGCGAGGCTGTCGCGAGCAAGAGCATATTCCGTGTACAGGCGTCGCCACTCCTCTTCTTCCTCGGGGCTGAGGTCATCAATCATCATGCCCCCCTGGCCGCGATCGGCACCGCTGCCTGCGCAGCCGCGGCCGGTTGATTGCCATTCGTCGCTACCGGCGCCGGCGCAAGGTTGTTCGCACCCGGCTCCGTGTTCACCTTCTCGATCACGGGACTCACCGGCTCCGCGATCGATCCGTCGCTGAAGCTCGCACCGCGTGGCAGCAGGTAGATACCGTCGTCCGCCGGCACGGATTCCAGATCAACCATCTTCAGCGCCGCCGCACGGTCGATGATGCCCGCGGTAAAGAGCTTCGCCGCCCGATCGGCAACGGCGGTCGCATCCTCCTGCAAGGCGCTGACATTGCTCGTGTCGAACTCGACGAACTGATCCTTCTGTCCGTTGAAGTCATCACGCAACAAGGAACGGGTCAG